CCGTACAGCACGTCAATACGGCAGGGCAGACGGTCGTTGTTGATGTCGTACTGACGAACAACGCGGAGCGAGATGCCGTTGTGGACCTGACGCGAAGCCATGTCGACGCCCTGCGGCAGCAGAAGGTCGGCGGTGGCGAAGGTGATCGCGTCCTTGTGGTACACAAGGTTCTGGGCGTACGGAGTGTTGGCAGCGCCGATGAAGACAACAGCCTTGCTGTTACCCGGCAGGGCGTTGACGGTGGCGAGAGCGTGGCCAGCCGAGTAAACCGGAGCAACAGTGATGTTGCCGGCGCCCGAACTGTTCAGGGTCACGTCAGCCAGAGCGACGAACTGGAACAGCGAACCAGTGGTTTCACGGGTTTGCGGGTTCACAGCGTAGCAGTCAGCGACCGTAAATACGTCGCCGGCCTTGACGACCGCAGCGTTACCAGCGCCAGTGATAGCGATGGTGGTGGCGCCTTCGGTGGTCACAGCAGCCGAGGTCGAACCGCCGGTAGCCGTACGGGTGCCGGTGGTGAACTGCTTGATGGACTGCGACATATTGATTTCGTCGAAACCAAGTACGCCCGTACCCATCATGCCGTTCTTGAACTGGCGGCTGACAGTGTCGGTCGGATTGAACAGACCCTTCATGCCTTCGACCAGACCAGCGTTGGCGGCTGGGTTGACGGTGGCATAGCGCGGCGACATGACAGCGGCGTTTTCGTTCAGCTTCTGCTGGGCCTGAAGCAGAACCAGCGAAGTGGACGGCGTTGTGCCGGGGGTGCCGACCGAGTTACCGATGGTCTTGAACGCGTTGGCGACGTCGGCGTCGATGCTGGCGGCAAGCTGCGAAATACGCGGCTTCAGAACGCGGTCAGCAAAGTCATCCAACTGCATGGTCATTTCGGCAGTCGTGAAGTTTACGCCGATGTGCTTCTGGCTGGCAACAGCGAGCGTGGTGAACTGCTCGTTGTCATCCTGCACCTGAAGGGCAGCACCGTCGGAAACCAGAGCGCGGTCCGGCAAACGGATGCGCAGGGTCGAACCGATCTTGGCGCCTTCAACGGCGAAGCTGTCGTCGTACTGACGATTGACGTTACGGGTAAGGACAAGATTATTCTCAAGGATTTCAAGAGCCTTGCGAGTAATCATGTCGATAGTAAGAAGTGAGTTAGACATGGTGATGTTCCCAATTAACGGTTACGTTGTGCCTCGTACTTCTTGATCTGCCGCTGCCGTTCCGCTTCAATCCATTCCGACGTAGTCATGGTTTTTGTAGACCTTGGGTCGGTAGTGTCATAACGCGGCGTTCCATTGGAACGGGCAGTAACAGGTGCAATCGGTGCCGGGGCGGTTGATGTTTTTCGGACCGGCGGATTTGAACCCATAGTGGCTTCAATCTTTCCGATTTCCTTAGCTTGCAAGATCGTCGGCAGACGGGCAATACGCGCAGCTTCTTTCGGATTAGACCCCAGCCAATAAAGGACGTCTGGGCCAATATCCGAAGCCTGAATGCTCTGGGCCATCGTTTCCGTGACAGTCAGGTTAGGGTTGTAAGCGACTTGTTCGAAGTCGTCATACTTGTCCCGCGCCTGTTCTTCACGCTCATGATAGGCTTCAAGCAGTTCAGCCTGCTGGCGTGCGGCTTCGCGCCGGGCCAGCAATTCCTCCGCTTTACGCTCGGCCAAAGCCTCTGCGTAATCGTCGTAGGTGTCAAACTGCTCAGGAACAATATCAGCAGGCGGTGGAGCCTTTTGACGCGCTTCCTGTTCAGCCAGACGTTGCTGCTGTTCGCGCTCCCATTTGCGCTGTTCTCTTGCGAGACGCTTGCCGACAATGGCGTCTAGTTCTTCCTGTGTGAAAGTCTTAGACGTTTCTTCTTCGACTTGCGTTTCCGGCGTTTCGTTTTCTACAGGCTCGACTGCTGCCGTGGCTTCGAGTTCTGGCGCGGGCACTTCCGCTTCAATGGGGACATTATCGTCCATGTGTTGTTGACCTTTCAAGTCACCTAGTGAGCCGCACTAGTACGGTTAGTGTCAGGCAGTGATCGAAGCGACCTTTGCCTGAAAATCTTGAACCTTTTGGTCGAACGCTAAACGGTCAGCCGCAAACTTTTCCTCGGCGGCGCCCAGCTTGGCTTCGCGGGCGGCCAGAGACGCAGCAGCGTCGCCAACGCGCTTTTCAGCGGCGGCGACAGCGTTTTCGCGTTCAGCCAGATCGGCCTGCTTTTTCTTCGCCTTGGCGTCGATTTCCTTAGCCTGCGCCTTGGCGGCGGCCAGTTCATCATCAGCTTCGCCGGCCTTAGCCTTGGCGTCAGCAAGAATGGCGGCAGCGTCAGCCTTGGCCTTTTCCAGTTCTGCGGCGGCTTTGGCTCGGTCAGCCAGTGAGGCTTCGACGGCGTTCATGGCGCCTTGACGCTTGGCCAGTTCGTCGCGGAGAGTGGCCATGTTGGCCAGATCAATTGGAAGCTGCTTCGTGAAGTAGTCTACGAAGTCAGTTGCTGGCGTATCGTTTGAAACAATCATGGCGGCCTCTTACGAGTAGTAGGAGATGTTCAGCTTGGCGCTGGCGGTCTGTTGGATGAACTGAATTTTGTTCAGATCGCCATCGTACTGAAGGGTTACGCCAGCAGCGAGAGGCATACCGACGGTGGCGGTCGGCGCGATGCCGTCGTCGCGCCAGCGAACGCCTTGTGCTTCGGCGGTGATAAGCGCGATGGACGGTTTTGCGTTCAAACCCGTCGCGTCGGTCTGGGGGACAGTCAGGCCAACCGCAGAACTAAGATCGGAAATCTGCTGGTAGCCAAAACAGTCAGTTACGGCCTTCAGATTGATAGCCATTTAAATCTCCTTCGCTCAGATACGAGCGTACACCGTTTAACCTTACAGGAAAACAATTCGTGAAGCAATAAGCGTCATGTGAACACACAAGTATGTACGCTGCTAGACAGTCCAAAAATCTGTGTGGTGATCGTATCTAGCGTTACCCAAGTCCATGTACCTGAAGTACCGTCAAAATTTGCTGCGGTACGCGTAAGCACTTTGGTTCCGTCAATCGTAAGCGTTGACCACCCGGTGTTGGTAGCGCCGGGGATAGTCAACTGATACAACCGAATGTTACCGCCGTTTTCGGAAAATACGATCTGGTATATGCTGGCGCCGCCGTATATGTTTGAGGTACCGTCGACAATCGAACCGATAGCAGGCGAATACGCTATGAACCCGCGATAGCGGTCAGGCAAGACGCCGGACGCGCCAGTGGTTACGGTTTGCGTGTCCAGCGCGCTGCTTTTGTTAGCGAGAAAAAGCGCGGTAATCCCTGTCATTATGTCAGCCCCGGACCGGAAGCAATCCAACTATTGCTGTTTACTTTTAAAAGTGTGGCTATGCCAAAAGGCACAAGCGTTCGCGTGCCAGCCGTACCGGCAGCCAGATAGATAAAATCGGAACTGGAAATGGTGATATTTGTCGATCCCGGCGTAACATTGACTACGACTATAGTCGTGCCAGACGGGAACGCTATCGACGAGTTAGCGGGCACCGTAATGTTGCCCACTGCGTATATAATCTTGCCCGCATCGGTTAGACCAAGCGTGTAAGCGCCGGCTGGCGATACAATCGGAAGGCCGCGAAAACCGGGTGAAGACGGCGAAATAGTGCCCGTGTCGCTAATTGCAGTTCCAGCGTTCAGCGTGTTGCCGGTCGTCAGCGTTTTGTTTGTCAGGTTTTGCGTTCCTGTCAGCGTAGCGACCGTTGCGGTATCGACAGCGACCGTACCTGCGGACAAAGAAATGCCCGTGCCCGCGCTGAGTTCTTCGACAGCGCCGGTTCCCGCCGTTGTGCGGCCAAGCAAACTAGCAGTGGCGCAAGTTAATGTGTGTTCGGCGTTCCAGTTGGAAGGCTGAACTTTTGTTGCGTCGGGGCCGTCGCTACTGGCGGATTGAAATGCGTGTTTTAGGCTAACGGCCATTAAAACCTCCTGCGTTCGGTAAACGAACGTATTTCGACGAATATATCTTGCTCAGTTGAAGGTGGCAAGGGCTGCGTTATCGTAGCGGGATAAAACGTATTGACGTTTACGTAAAAGCTGGGCGACAGCGTTTGCGGGCCGCTAGGCTGAACTATTGTCGGCGAATAGAACTGGTTTGTGTTCGTATATAGGTCGGCGACCAGCGTTACGCTAACGCTGATGGACGCCGCGTAAAACGTGTTGGCGTTGTCATAGCGGTTCGGCAGCAGTGTGACCGCGCCGGCGGTAATACTGGCGTTATAGAACGTATTAGTGTTGTCGTAACGATCTGGCAGCAGTGTATTTGCGCCGGAGATAATGGTAGCTGAATAGAATGTGTTGGCGTTGTCGTATCGACCGGGCAGCAGCGTAACCGCGCCGGCGGTAATGCTAGCGTTGTAAAACGTGTTGGTGTTGTCGTAGCGGTCCGGCAGCAGCGTAACGCTGGTGTTTATAGACGCGGCGTAGAACGTGTTTTGGTTTTCGTACAGGTCGGGCAGCAGCGTGTACGTTGCGTTAATTGTAGCCGCGTAAAACGTATTGGTGTTGTCGTAACGATCTGGCAGCAGCGTGTACGACGCCGAAACTGTCGGGTCATAGAACGTGTTGGTGTTATCGTAACGATTTGGCAGCAGCGTGACTGCGCCGGCTGTAATGCTGGCGTTGTAAAAGGTATTTGTATTCGTATAGAGGCCCGGCAGCAGCGTGACAGACGCAACCGTGTAGGTAATAATGACAGCGCCCTGCGCGCCGTTACCGCCGTTTCGCGTAGTCTCAGCGCCGCTTACAGACCTTGCAGCGCCGCCGCCACCGCCGCCGCCACCGTACAAGCCGCCAGCCGCACCAGCACCGCTAGTTGCAGAACCTAAACTGTTATGCAATGCGCCGCCGCCGGCACCGCCGCCGCCGCCTGAACCCGCAGTACCGCCAGCAGTAATGGTATATTCCGTACCCGGACCGCCAGCGCCGCCATCACCCGCAGTGATTGCGGTGGAGCCGGTAAATGCTATTCGCCCAGCGCCGCCGCCACCACCGCCGCCGTCAGTTCCTGCTGTCCCCGCTGCGCCAGCAGTAGCGCCTCCTGCGCCTCCCGCAGCCCCAGTATAGGTTAAGCCCCCATCGCCACCGAGTGAACTTGGAGCAGTATTCCCAGTACCGCCTGTACCGCCGCCGCCGCCGCCGCCTGAAGCGTTAGCGTTAAGGCCAGACCCACCGGAAAAACCATTGGCATTATCATCGCCTGCGGAGCCGCCAGCACCACCTCCAGACGAGACGTTACCCGCCCATATACCACCATTACCGCCAGAGTATTTTGTACTGCCTACGCCCGATGCAGAAGCGCCGCCTGTCGCGGCAGTGGTAGACCCTGACGTACCGCCACTTCCACCTTTGGCAACGGCGCCGTTAGACGCGAGGGTAGGGGCGGAATTAGCAGCTTTATTGAACCATGTGTCGCCGCCAGCAGTACCGTTGCCGCCGTTAGTGGTTGCGCCTGTTCCGGCCCCACCAATGGATATATAGGTTACTGATGTTCCGGGCGTAAACCCTGATAAACTTACGGATGATTGCGACCATGCACCGCCGCCGCCGCCCGTGCCGCTGTTTGTATTGGCTGTACCGCGTGAACCACCACCGCCGCCACCTATAACGTTAACGGTGATGTTGACGCTCGTATCGAGGTCAGACGGAACGGTCCATGTGGTCCCGCTAGTAAGGAGAACTGTTTTGGTAGCCATCGGCTATACGCCTTATGCTACAGGGGAATTGAACTTTTCCCCGTCCCAAGTCCAGCCGATATTACAATATACGCCAGACGGAACTTCTACTCCAATATAGCCGTCGGGCGCAGTCGGCACCGGGCTGACGTAAGAAGCGGTGAAAAACGACACAACTTCGCCGTTTTCGACGCGGCACATGGCGTAAGTGCGCGGGCCGTTAAACGTATCATTTGCCCAGAACCAGCCCATATCGCACCGCTGTTCGTTCATGATTTCTACAAGCTGGCACCCGTCGGGCGCTGGGTCCGACGGGGCAGCAACGATAATATTGATGACTAGGCCGTCCGAAAGTCGAACTACGGCGCAGGTCGTTTCCACCGCTGTCCCTTCCAATATTAGAGCGCAAAGATACCCGATGCGTTCCAAGTAATTGAAATGTCGCCGCCATTCGGTGTAACCGGCAAGTTGGTTACGCCCGTGTCGATAAACGCCACCAACGGCGACGTAGCAGCCGAACCTGTGTCAATATAAATGACCAGACGCGTGACCTGCGACCCGGTTACAGCCGTAAAGGTTACGTCGCCGCCGTCAAACACGCCGTTCGTAAACGACTTGCTGCCAATGGTCTGGGGCGTGCCCACAACCGAAGCGCTGACGCTGCTATAGAACTGGTCAGACGATGAATAGGTGTAGCCTGAAGTGACCAAAGCAACCTTGACAGTGCCCGCCGACAGGTTGTTGTTGGCGGTAAACTGAAGGAGTTGCTCCTTCCACTTAGGGTAAAGTGCGTTAGCCATTGGTTAATCCTTACGCCAAAAATTTCAGTTTGTAGATGGTCGAGTAATACAGCCCAAAAATCTCATCTATGATATTTTGGAGCGGTGTGCATTCCTTCTCGACAACCTTATAGCGCATTTCCATCAGGTCATCGACCTGACCTTCCAGAAATTCGACCACGTTGTTGGTCTTTTTGGCGGACATGAGCGCAATCGGTCCGATCAGGCCGTATTTGCCTTGGTAGGCTTCGGCGAACTTGTCGGCCAGTTCAATGATCTCGTCGTAAAAGCCGTTAAGGGCGACGTGCTTGGCATAGCTACGCGTGTTCAGGTGCGCGGAATGCGCAACGTCGCGTGCCAAAAACAGCATACCGACAAATTCGTTACATTTGCTCATTTTCGGCCATTCCTTCGGGCATTTCAGGCATTTCCGGCGCTTCGCCCGGTTCTTCCGTCTCAGGCATTTCGCGCATTTCAGGTGCGCCGCCGATCAAGTCGCCGGTGTCAAGCGCGGCGGCAATCGTACCCATGACAATATCCTGAATTTGCTCTGGTGTCATGGAATTTTGCACAGCGGAAATAC